CTATAGTTACATCAAATGCTGTTTGTATAGCATTATATTCATTATTAAAATCAGCAGAATTGATATTTAAATTAGGAGCAATATCTGCGGCAGACTGTCTTGTATATCCCGTAGTTGTCATTTTTTAGCGCCTTCCGCCAGGATAAAACTCTATGTAATATCCTTGAATTATATAAGATGTAGTTGTGTCATTTGAAGTTGTGTCATTTGAAGAATTTAATGGTAATTGAGCTACGAAACCAGAACCTTGGACAGACTGTCTATATACTGGTAATCCAACAGTATCGTATTTAAATCCGTTATCATAAGTAGCTGAAGAATCATATTGTACAGAAGAACTACCAATATTCATTAATTTGTATGCTATTGGCTGTACTACTCCGGGCTTATCATAATCATAAATAGGCTTAAGAAATAGATTAGGGGCTGCACCTTCTACAGTTACGTATACAGTAACCCTATGTATTACTTTACGTAATCCAAAATCTCCTAATTCTAGGGGTACAGTAGTATAAATTTCTTGAATAGTAGTGCCATTAAAAGTAGTACCTTCTTCTTGACGATATACATATCCGTCATATCCTCCATGAACTACATACTCATTATCGTCTTGAAGATATGCAGAATCACAGCAAGAGGGCTTTATTCCTTGTAATTGTCCCCATTCCCAGCCTTCATGACCATCTCTAAAGCGCCTAATACCGCCAACAATACCATAATTTTGATAGACGTTAGTTGATGCCGGTATTGGATAAAATAGCCTATATTGTGTCTTTTTAGCTATAACTACAGAGTGGCATGGTGTAGCAATTGAATTAATAGAATTTACAATAGACTGAATTGGACGGGAAATTGAAGAAATTTCTGTATCTCCAATATTAATAGTTCCACTAATAGTACGAATACCATCTGGAGCTAAAAATACAAGATCGCCATTAATTTCTCTGACTGTTCTACCTTCAATACATCCTAATTTATCTGTAATTTGCTGAATTGTAAATGGTTGTGCTGATGCTGTATCTGTGCTATTACCAATCATAACAAGGATACCATCTTTACAGAAAATAACGAGATTATGTCTCCAAACTTTAAGCCAAGTTATCTGATGTCCTACAACAATAGTTGCTGCACCATCTACTGGAGTCCAATCTAAATCATTTAATGGAGCACTTATAGCAATTGCGCCATCATTTTCTGTAAATCCTCCTACTATCATGTATCCAGAGAATTCTATACAAAATGTAGGAGCTGTCGGATGATTTACATCATTATTAGCAATGGTAAATGTAGTTCCATCCCATCTCATTAATGAATTTACGCCATCTGCTAATTCTAGTCTTGATGTTCCAGTCCAATTATAAGTGCAATGATTTACAATCATCCCGGCAGTATAATTTAAAGGATGGGCAAAAGTTAATGTAGTGCCAGTTAATGTAGAAGTAGTAGCATGACTTATGTGAATTTGGCTGATACTATCAATACTAGAAATAACAGTATTAGCTGGAACACCTGAACCAGAAACAGGCTGCCCCACGCATAATGTGTTTGTATTAATCGAGAGATTAGTAACGATATTAGTTGTATGTGTATTTGCTGTTCCTGTCGTAGCTATAGGATTAATACGTGTCCAAGTAGTTCCACCACCAGAATATAGATTATATTTTGTAGCATCGCTTGCATCTTGTCTTGCTGCTACAACTGTATTTGGAAAAAATACAGCAACGCCTATAATCTGTCCTTGTCCTGGCACAATAGTATTAGAGAAAGGTTGATATCCACTAATACGTCTATATCCACCAGTAAGAGACACTTCAAAATTAGTTAAAGATGAAGCACACCCAGGACGATTTTCAATAATACTTTGAGTTAAGTCTAATCCGCCTTCAGCAAACACTTCGGTTGCTTTTATATTTTCGTTTGGCTGTATTGGATAACGTATGGGATATAAAATGCTTTGAGCCATAATTACTCTCTAAGCAAAGTAATAAGGATTGCTGTATCCTTGTGAATACCATGAGAAACCAGCAGACATTGTTTTATCAGTATTAATTAGTTCAATTCTCATACGCTCAACACCAGCTTTAAATCTAGCATCGGCCATTTGAGCTAATTGACCATCTTCTCGAAATTCATAACAATATTTCTGAGCACCATCAATTATAACTTGCCAATAATGCTGAGGAATTAAAGGAATGTCTGTAGTATTAGACATTTCGGTAGCATCTAGCCAAAATTCTAGAAAGATATTATAAGTTTTATCTGGTACAGGAGTAAATCCAACAATACCGGAAGTCTGTGTTTGAAATACATTAGTTGGCTTATTATAAGAATTAGGATTTAGATCAACCCCCATATAGTTTTGTCGCCATAGATCATAATCTATACGTTGCAACCAAGTGGCACTGATTGGAGTTGGAAAAGATGCCGGAGGCTGGGCTACAGTTTTATATGTAATTAAAGCAGTCTTACCAGCATCAGCAGAAGAAAAAGCATATGTACCATCTGTAGCTCTAACAGAGTATTGTCCCGTTAAAGGCTCTCCTGTTACAGCTATGGCTGCTACACTATTAATAGTTATACCTTGATCTAAGTAATAAATCTTAGTAGTTCCAGTAATAGTGGATGCCTGATTAACATTATTAACAATGAGTGTTGGCAATGAACCAGAAGGGATTGTATGAGATTCATTAGTCCATGTTTCTACAGTTTGATTATGCCCAATATAAAAACTATCCATATCAATAGTATCTAATTCTACTAAATAGCCTGTAGGTACAGTATAATTAGAACCAGTTACAATATTATATAGTTGTTGTCCAGGTACAGTATAAAGAGTTGCCGAAATATGACTAAAGGGCCACTCTAGTTCAGCATTAATTATATCTCTATATGCATAATTAATAGCATCTTTTGTGAATTGATCAAATCCAACAGCCGTCGTCCAAGTGCTAAGTGCATCTAGACGTACTTCATTAAAGCGGTCACGTAAACGGTTGACTAAATCAATATATTGTATTGCCATTCAAATACCTTATAGAGAAATAGTGGAGGTCATTTCTGACCCCCACCAAATCATCCCTTTAGGGGATTGTTGGAGCAGCAGTCTGCCAATTGCTACGATCAGTATAAGTATAAGTATGAGTATTACCATCAACATCAACATAGCTGAGAGGTTGAGGATAAACTAACAAACCAAATACTTGAATTTGACCGACAGTAGCATTGGCTGCACTAATAGTACCAATCTGAATATCTGCCTTTGTTGGATAAAACACATTGGTATTAGTCTTAGCAATAGTTCCCTGTACGCCATATGACCCTGCTGCAACAGCAACTGCTGCTGTAGTAAAGGTGTTAGTACCATCAGTAATAGCAAACGAAAAGCTTGCACTAGTAACAGTAGTAACAGTACGATAACCAGCAAACATAACAATACTAAATGCTGGAACTGGAATCATTTTAACGGCAGTATCAGAACTAGCAACATTCTGTACAGCAAAGTCAATTAAACGCTGATGAAATACAGGCTTAACTGAAGATTCTGCCATACCAACTGCATCTTGATAGTAGTACTTTGGATAATAAGTAGCCATAGTTTATACTCCTATCTTAGATAAAGTGAGTTG